GTTTTTTTGGTGGTAAAAAATCAAATCCACTTGACGATCTGATTAAGTTCTCTTCTGTTGTGATCACAGCGGAACAGGTAGCCCAACTCAAAATAAATGCAGACGCTTTAGTTGCATATGGCATGGGAATGGCCAAGTTTGCCGGCACACAAGTTCTCAAGGGTGGTGGAGATTTATTAAGTGGTATTGCTAAAGGGTTGTCTAGTTTCTTTGGTAGAGAAGAAAAAGTTCAACCACTAGAAGCACTTCAAAAATTTGCAGAGAAAATGATCGATGTGCCTACAGTTGAAAACAACGTCAAAGCTCTTCATGCATTTGCACAGTTGGGAATTGGGTATAAAGGTTCAGCTGGCATGCAAAAATACATTCAAGATATGGGGAAAATGCTTCCTCAAGTAGAGGCACTGGTAAATGGCGCACCAGCCACAGGCGTAAGTATATTGGGTAAACGTATTGGTTCAGAAGAACTAAAAGGCCTTGCCAGCCCAGATATCAAATTTGAAGAGGCAGTAACTAATATAGAAAAACTCAAGGCTATGATAAACATGGACATATCTGCATCAAATGATGAAGCAGGAGGCTCTTCATCGCCCTCACCAGATCAACAAACGGCGATGGCAAAAACTGATATGTTGTGGGCAGAGAGTTTACAGAAATCTATTGATGGTCTTGCTCAGACGATTGCTAATGTAAATACAGGGGGGAATGTGTCGGCACCTACTAATGTTACTAATTTTCAGGCCGGCAACAATTCCCCCACTAAACCTATGCAAGTAGGTGTGGCTTCTTCGAGTCCTTTTTAACTTTCGTCAGCAGCCAACTTCTCAAAATAGGACATGGTGTCCTCATCATCATCTTCAGCTGTCACCGTTACAGTAGGAGCGGGCTCCTCTTTTGTATCGATAGTAGCAGTTGCAACCACTGGTTCATCTTCAAGAGTGTCGGTAACAGTGCCGACTGTAGTTGTACCAGCGAGAACGGTGTCTAGACGTTTCTTGAGTTCGTCATACGACTTGAAGTTAGAAGGAGCTGTATATTCTGCTAGAGAATATTGGGTTCCCCAAATGCTCTCAAGTTTATCATCATCATCAAAAAGAGCAGATGGTGCTTCAAACTCTGACTTATCATAGTTCCAGTAGCCGTCCACTTTACGAATCTTCAACTTGAAGTTCGCACCTTCCCAAAAATCAAACGGATTGATGGGAGTTTCATCCTCAAATGCAGGCTGCATAGATTCCATGATCTTGTCGAAAATCTTCTTGCCATAACGAAACAAGAAAACCTTACCCTCATTATCAGGGTTCTTAGGATCACTCACAACATAGATGTTGGAGAAATATTGCAACTTGCGCTTTTGGCGCCTTGCAATTTCCTTATCCGACTCCACACCAGAGTTCCAAAAAGAACTGTTCAACTCTGATACAGGATCATTCTGGCCGAGAGTGGTGAGAGAGTTCTCAATATACCACTGACCAGTAGGGCCTTGGAAAGCATGGTTCCACACTTTCGCCCAAGGAAGGTCTTCGCCCTTTGGTGTAGGTAGGAATCGAATAACGGCATAACCGTTACCAGATTTATCCAAAACGGGCTTCCAGAGCCTCTCGTCCACGTAGGACTTCTTCTCTTGAGGTTTGTTCTCCTTTTCAACTGCTCCGAGCAGTTTGTCGAGGGAGTTCGACTTCTTCAACTGTGCTAATGACATCTTATGTCTCCTTATGTTTACGTATGTTAATTATACTAATATACAGTATGTGCTACTTATAGTCAAGTCTCTTCTCTAGAAAAAACGCATGGTCTTGTGTATGCGTTAGTATCAAAAGAGAGCCTATATAGGTCTTTGTCTTTAGTAGCAAAATTGACTAGACCATTCCATGCAAGCCCTATCCTCTCTGATTCAAGGGTACTCGCATCATGCCCGTGATACAAGAAGGAATTAAACACGAGCATCGTATCTTGTGTGCAAGGAAAAGCCAACTCATGAGCTGTGTTGGGGTTTCCCTTTTTGTAATGTTCTGTTAGTGATATGAAGGGCTCAAACTCTTGTTTCTGCTTTCTGAATTTAAGAGGTGGGTGGCCTTCTTCTGATTTCAAATAGATAACACCGCTAACAATAGAGTTAGAGTGATTGTGTATCTTCTGGACTCCACCTTTTGCACTAACATTCAACCAACTTTCTGTAATGAAAAACTCTTCATACTCCATCTGAAGCACATTGTCCAAATAATCAATTGCACTTTCTTCACAGAAGGCTTTGAGTTCTGCCATCTCTGGCCGAAGTAAAATGTTGTTAAATTTTTGTGTTCTAAATTTAGTTTGTCCAGCATACTGTTCAAACGTATAATCCCTAATGTCAAAGGTGTCATAATACGATTTAGGCGCTTGGTATTGTTTCACCGTTCCAAGAGGAAATATTGGCATCTCGTTCATAGTATTTTCAACTCCTCACATAATTGGGCCTCATGAATATCTTTCCCAACGATAACAAATTCAATATCAGAAAACTCTTTCATAGTTGTGTTCATCTGATTTTCCCAATTGACAGAATTAAACCCTTTGCTGTCAGCTGGTAGATAATTGTCTGTACCTTTATATATGTTGTTCAACGGTTCATCATATGACGATAGGTCAAATCCCATGATATAAACCTTCTCAGCGCCATGTTGACAGGCAAGATGTAGTGCGGTATTACCAGCAGACCAGCCTACAGGATAATCGATAGACTCTATGTTGTCACTTTCATTAACGTAGGTGATCCATACGCCAACATCTTTTTCCATCTTTTGGCGAAGGTCTTTCATATCTAGGTGAGGGTTCATCTGAATAGCAGCTTCAATCTTCTCATGTAGAGTTACAGGGTCTTTACCAGACACAACACATAGTTCTGTTCTGTATTTGCTCTTGTGAATGAAGGCCTCTGGTATGTCATATCCCATAAACATCGTATCAGCAACGGCTGATGGCACTGGACTCCAGTTTGCAAAGTGACATTTGCCTTTATAACCAGAGTCGTAAATCTCTTGTTGCATACCGTAATCAACCGATATAAGGTGATTTACAGCACCGTCACGATAGATTGCATTACAGCCGTATGTTACAACGTCTGGATCAAGTATTGTCTGGTGGCATGGCTTGTACCATGACCTAGACTCACCGTTCCCAATTACGAGGGCTTTATGTGTCACTAGATTCCTTTACTAAAGGTTCATGTACCTCTGGTAGTGTAGTGCAACCGATTTGTGAGACTTCTACGCCCCAACCTTCATCAAGCATTTCATTCACAGCTCGTTTTCCTCTGCTGAGAATTACAGATTGCCAATTATCGATAAACTCTAAACACAATTCTTTTGTATCAAAATGCCGAGAAAGAACATGAAACTTTTCATCTCTTTCTATACCATCTGGGTCTGTTACTGTTAATGCTAACAGTAACATAAAAGTTTTAACCATCTCTTAGGGCCTTCCATGACGTAGGAAATTGTTCCTCTGCCAACTCATCTATTTGATTTGCAACCACTTGGGTTTCTTTCTGTGTATCGGGTTTACATCGTAGGTTGCACACACGAGCAAACGCCATTAAAGTACCGCTCCAGTACCATTCAGTAAACATTGATTGGGGCAAGACCATTCTCGCCTGTTCTGGGGCAACACCTAATCTCAATAAGTGTTCATAAGTCCACTTTGCACTTTTGCAAATTTGTTCATAATCATCAACCATTTTTTGTTTAGGGTTGATATCAATCACTTCATCAGAGGAGCCTTGTTTAGAGTTCTTGGGTTTACCACGCCATTCCTCTGGTTTGTAAAATTCTACTTCATCATCAACGTATCGTCTGGACACTTCATTCCAGACTAATCCGACCTGATGCTTTACCAGTTGTCGAGCGACAAATACTGGCGCCTTGATGTGAAACTGCATGGACGCATGACCGAAAGGGCTCCAGTGATTATGTTTCGCAAGGTAGTTAATAAGTTTTTCATCTTGTTCTTGCAGAAGTCCTGGCGTAGGCCCAGCGTGTGGAATTGACTCCCACACGCTGACCTTTGCAAAGGAAACCCTAGCAGCGTTGACCACTGATAGATCAGTGCCCATACTGTCAACTAGGGTTACGTTCATCGTTTCGCCCCATTCATCTTCTTGTTAGGGTTGAAACGCCTCTGAGGACGATACCCCTTTGGCCAAGAGGGTTGCCGTGAGGCAAGCTTCTTGCAACGCTCAGACAACTCCTCGTTTGTCTTCGCTAACTCGGCACAATCGTACTCGAGCTCCTTGACCCGAGCGGTCAAGGTTTGGATTTCACTGGCCTCAAAGGCCTGTTCAACTTGTGCGTCCATTATGGAGCTCCTTCTATCAAGTTTAATAGTCTAATTCTATACTGTTTCTTGTCAATAGTCAAGAACCTTTTGTAATCTTTCATGAATTTTTTTAGGTCAGGCCATATAACATCATCCCCTAATTGTTCATCCCATCTTTCACCGTAATTCACTAACTCGTCTAGAATTATCATTGTCTCAATACAGACACGGCCTCCTAGAAACTCTTTTAAGAGCTTTGGGTGGCCAGAGGTCAACGCAAACAAAGGCTCAAAGTCACTAACAAAGGGGTGCATTTCAATTTCAAACTGTTCAAAGAAGCCTTGTCTCTTCAACTTCCAACTTTCATAGTTCTCATCATTAAAGTTTGCAACATACCCTTTACGATCTTTGATAAAATTTGCGAGAAAATAGTCTTTTGGATTTTTGTATTTCTTTGCAATACGCACAAAAAATGATCTATCTTTTCTCTTGTAAAAAGACTGTCTAGATATTTTGGTCTTGCCTTGATACTTTTCGTAATCATAATCGCCAGGGCCAAAATGTGCTTTTAATGCACAATACATTAAATATACGTCTACTGGTTCCATACTCACAAAGGCAATTGCGCCTGTCTTGGTAGAA